GGCGCGGGCGGTAGCGCCTGGATCTCCATAATCTGGAGCCTGCACAACCGACAAGATACCCCAACTGTCGCGGGTGTAGTTGTCTGGGTCAGCATACCACTCCAACGCCTCCACCAACTCCCGGCGATCCTCGGTGAGTCGGTCCCGCTCAGCAAGTAGGTCCGGTGCGGCGGCTATGAGGAGGGCGTCTGCCTCCCTGCGGATCGCTAAGTGCCCTGATACCACATCAAAAGCATCAGTACGTATCGTATACCCGCATGTCTCAGATGCCGGATGCAGTTGACCATACTCTATGTCCCATGGACCTGGCGTGTGTTCACTCATGGCTGTCCTCCCGCTGTAACTCAGCTATCAGGGCGTCGGCAAATGCGACTGCCCATCGCGGCTCATAGTCATTATGGCTAGCAACCATCACCTGCATCGCCAGCCCCGCGTAGTACTCGCGGAGGGTCATGCCGTCGGTGTGCTCTGTTACCTGATCTCCATACATGTTTTGCACGGTGTAAGGCACCGGAAACGCCGGTTTGCTTTTGTCACTCATCCCCTCATGCCTCCTGTAGTGCTTCTCTTGCTCTTTGGAAAATGTACAACCCCACATCAGCGTTGACGCAGTTCCTTAATACCTGCCGCTTGTTCATTATTCCGCTGCCCTTAAGTAGGTATCCATGCTCAAAATCACTTATCTTGTTTTTTGTCCTAATCTTATCGGCCTCAAATATTTTCTTCGGAACGGTGAAGTTTGACCAGAACAGGTGTCTGTGCAGTTCAAATGTCGGAGATATCAACGGTCTATAGTAGGGTTTCACATTCTCCACCAACCACTTACCGTCGAAGTACGTCTTGAGGAATACGATCAGACCGTAAAGTTGAGTCATGTCAGGAACGATCGGATCAAAGCCCTTTCCGAGTACGCCTACATTATGCCGATACTGTCCGTGAGTTGGACATGGAGGACTTGCCCAGATAAAGTCAAATGCACCATAGTTCTCCTGGACATACTCCAAAGCATCGCCCGTAATAGTTGTGTCTTCTGGGAATCTTTTTGCGTACACCTCCGCAATGGTGGGATTGCTCTCAATTGCAGTAACATCGCATCCGTCCCATTTTTCACGATTCCCACCTATCCCGGCGTATAGATTAAGCACCTTCATCTCCTGCCTCCTGTAGTGCGTCTCCCGCTACGGTTACAGCCAGAACTGCCGCGTCATCTTTCGATGGGTCGAGCATGAGAATTGCCTCCAGCGCCTCCAGCAGCCGGTCGCGCTCGGCGGTGACGCGCTCAAGCTCCGCCCTCATTTCCGACCGCTTAGGTACTATTCCACCCGGCGTGGTTGCCGGTCGTGGCGTGTTCGTCTCCGGCTTATTGCCGCCGTTTTTTATGTTTCCACCAACCATATCTTCACCTCCATATCCTCGTTGATTTCACTCATCGCTCCCTTCCGTTTCTGTGGTGTTTATCTCGATGGTGTTTATCTCGATCCACCGTAAAATATTATTTGCCTTCGTTCGGACAAAATTAGGATTGTCGGCATTATCAATGATTACACCGGCGAGCGATCTGATAAGACGGTGCCCTTCCTGCAGCAAGTCCCGCTCTTTCTCGGCGGCGGTGAGGGCATTATGTAAATCATTCACAAGGTACGACGTAACCATGTGCATCATGAGCGGTTGTCCGGGCAACTCCATACACCTAAACTGCCAATACCGTTTCTCTAACTCTTCACGACTCGCCATGTTCTGCCTCCTGTAGTGCGGCGCGGGCTTTCTCAAGTCGTGCAAACAGCTTTTCAGTAGTTCGCTTCCCGATTAGGTAGCAAGTTGATAGCTCTTGATATGCAAGAGCAGCATCCCGCAGTCGGTCGCGCTCATCTTCCAATTCGCCATACATCTGCCATAGCTTGGCGTACTCGTCCTCACAGTGTTTGTGTGTCATCCGTACATCCTCCATTCTTCCCAGAGCATTTCTATGTGTTCATCCAGGTCTGTGGGGGTTCCTTCACATCGGGGATCGGTCATTTCAACCTCGCCTTCCGGTGTCACCTCGATATCCGCTGTCAGTTCCATGGACTCACCACTATCCGGCTCGTGATAGATTACTGATATGTCTGTTTTCATCCTTTCACTCTCCAAAAAATGGCAATGATTTTGGCATATTCCCAGAATCAAGCTGAGGGATTGCCCAGTCTCCGAATGTCTGCCCGCCAGGCATTACCATGTAAGCAAGAAATTCTTGTTCAAACGTAGCGATGCCACTTTCGACCGCTTCAAGTTTCGCCTTTACAGCAAGAGCGAGAGCACGATAACGACGGCGCCGCTCTTGTTCATACGCGTCTTGTGCCGCTGTCTTTTTTCGAGCCCTTCCGGTAGGCGTTTCGTGGAATCTGGGATCTTCGGGATCGGGGAAAGGTACGATTATTCTTACCGTGCGGCCATCAACAACAAACGATACCGCCGCGGCGTCACCTCGTTCAGCGTGCATGAACTGACTTGCCCCGTAACGCCCTACGGTTGCGTGTATTTCGCCAATGCTTTTGTATGTGTCAACTGATGTGTTCTCGGCGTAACTCATCCCCACCTCCGAAAGTTTGCCGCCGCTATCCCGACGTACCGGTCCGGGTTATACGATCTCGCTTCCCGTTCATGCCGGATAGCCCGGTTATACTCCATGCGCTCAAGCCATGTATCTATGATTACAAAAGCCGTCCATCTCCAGGCGTTTAGGATGTCGATCATATCTCACCCTTCTCTTTCATCCTCTGGATTTCCTCCCGGATAACCTTTCTATCCTTCGCGATCCTCTCAGACCTTGCCCGTTCATCACGGGCCTCCATTCGGTTTACTCGTTCGATCAGTGCTTCATGCGCCCATGTATTTCGGTCTTTGTAGTGCAAAACGTACTCGCTCATACGCTCCCACAGGTCCGCCGGTATGTCAAATTGGATACGTACGGTGTCCATCATGGCAACTCTACAGCGCTGTAGGGGTATCTACTTTTCATACGAGCTTTATGCAGCTCCGCGCCCCAGAAATACACAAACGTTCGACGGTTGATCACTCCTGAGCTGTACCAGGCTATTAACTGTCTTTGTTTCCATGTCATTTCTTCCTTCCTCCCTGTAAAAATAATAACCCTGCCGTACCAGGGTAGTGATACATAAAATATTGTTGGTAATAATCCACCGTACGGAGTGGATGTACAGCTGGACCCGCCGGGACTCGAACCCGGTGCAGGCTCGTCGTTCGTCTAACGGTCGTTTCGGGCCCTTCTCTTTCTGCTGACTATCCTCTCAGCCCTTCCCCCGGCAAGTTCCAATACAGCATTCAGCCGCGCCCGGGGTACACGGTAGATATACTGATCTTTGATGTGTCCATCGTCTGTTAGATATCTCCTTTCTGTAATGAGGAATTTCGAACAGTCCCGAATCGGGAATGGGCAACTCACGTTGATGTGTGTATCTGGACAGTTGTACGTTGCTTGCTCTCTCATACTGTAATTGTACAATAGTTATCGTATGATGTCAAAAAGAAAATGAATAAAAGTGCCAATTCCGACACCGGCGGCTCCCCATAGATATTTACTCCGGTTGGCTTCGGCGGCGTAGTTCCTCAAGGAGGTCTCTATCTCTGTCAGCGATTTCTCTCTCTCGATCTGCAATTGCTCTCTCTCGCTTGACCTCTCCGCTCTCGACTCCAAGGCGCTCTCTCTCTCGGTCAATCGCGTCTCTCTCCTGTCTAAGTTGCTCTCTCTCTCGCTCAAGAGTTGCTCTCTCTCGCTCAAGTTCGTCAAGAGCTCGCTGATAATTTCCGGTGTTGTCATTTCCGCCGGTGGTGGTATTTCTTCCGAGTAGGTAGGCAACGACAGCACCGATAGCAGATAGAGCACCAATAAAATACGGCTTGATCTTGCGCCACATGTCATTGTTCCCCCTCGTTACGTTCATGCACCATTTCCAACGTCCGCGCGTACCCGGCGATATCAACAATGGTGTCCCGGTGGTCCGGGGTATTCGATAACCTGGACATCTTCACCGCGATTTGAAAGATAGGTATGTCCTCGGCGGTGATCGGCTCGCCGTTGCGGGTGAATCCCATGGCGTTGGCAATTGCCGCCGTCCGCGCAAAGTCGTCCGCCGGGTGGCCGTAGACCGCGTTACGATCACGCGCCGTTGCTTTGTCCGCGTCGTGCAGGATGTTTCCCATTACCGGATGTCCTTCATGTATTTGAAAATCTCACGTCCCACAACAAAGAACAGGGCAATGACTACCCACGCCCATGACTCGATTTTACCGGTCCACGCCAACCACGACGCGACCGCGAAAATAAGCCCTTTGACGCCGATAATTTTCGATATGAGCGCCGCGAATCGGGCGGGTAGTTCTTGTACAATCATCCAAAAGGTTTTGGTTTCTAATGGTCGGTCAATCATCTATTCCCCCTCATGTGCAATACAATCGCCCTGGTACGTTTTAATCGGCGTCGAGGTCTGCTATATTTGTTCGGCGTCAGGTGTAGGCGGGTTATTTGTGGCATATCACCCCCCGGAAAACCGCATAATAGCGGCAACGACGCCGGGAACACCGACCAACAGACCGACGGTCCATTTCAGGTTGTTTTCCTGTTTGTGCTTCATTTCTTCCAGCGCCTTGAGGACGGCGGTATCCCGCTTTTCTGACTCGATCTTGTAGGTCCGAAATTCCCCGCGTAACCCGTTCTGTCCTGTAACTCCGATTAAATCCACTTTGATACCCTCCAGCTCACTGCGCAACGCCGCGATGGCCTGGGAGTTGTCGTGTATTTTTTGATATTGATCTTTGTTTTGTCCGTAGAGTCGGTCTGTCTCACGTCGGTTGTAATCGTCGGCCATTGCGCGCCCCTTATAGTAATCTTTCGACGGTGTGAACCATACATGATTATAACGATAGGGGTATCTGGTGATTGTGTCAACGATAAAAAACCCTGCCGCAAGGAGGTACGGCAGGGCCGGGAAGAAAGGAAACAAGGAGGCTTTATGAGAGAAGACAACCTTATTATAAGGCACATACCTGAATATCACAACCTTAGAATGGTATAAAAGCTTTCGAGATAGCCGTTCTGGTTTGTAGGTCCAGGTATGGCGCCGTCCACAGTACGTGGATTGCCGCGATCCTCCTTCCCGCCGGTGGTGATAGTTCCCCTTCTATCATATCCCGTACACACCACCACTGTTCGGCATGTTCGGGATGTGTTCCGATAAGACCTGATACGATCTCAACTGGATCAATAATTCGATTCATTCTCCAGCTTGGGCAGTCGTGCTCAATGTTCTCTTTGTCCGTCGGTATCAATCGTGCATATACCGGACAGTATCCGAGCGCATTATTCGCGCATGTGCTACAGAGGGGCATGTTTCGGCCTCCCTGTCCTCGCCTCGGATATCGACCGCCGGAGTTCTTCCAGACCGGCGGCGTCTATCAGGTACGCCTGTCCATGTTTCGGCAGTCCGATTCGTGCAGCGTGCTTGATGATTGTTCGTCGCGCGACTCCGAGAAGCCGGGCGGCTGCGGTAGTGGTGTAGGTCATTCCCACGCCTCCGAAAACTCCTCGTCTGCAAACAGCTCCGCAAGTCCGGTGATTTGCTTCAACCGTAACACTTCGTCGGGGTCCATTCCAAGTTCTTTACCGATTTTCTTATCGCTCCAATTGCGCCGCGATAGCTCGACAACAATGTCACTCATGGCGCTGATCTGGTGCTTTCCCCGGGCGCGATTATGGCGGATCGTTGCGGCTATCCGATCCCCTCGCTCGGTAGAATCTTCGTTGATTATCACTACCGGTAAGTGTGTGAAGCCAAGTTCTTTCCCGACAATGTTCCGGTGGAAACCGTCTACGACTTCTAAGCCGTATTCAGTGCGCCATACTACGATTGGCTGTGTGTATCCGTTGGCCTCGATTGACCGACGTAGCAACTTCATTTCCGGCGGCGCAACCTTATTCGGGTTGTAGTCGTTGGCATAGACGAGTTCAGCCGATACCCATTGCACATTGCTTACCGGGTGGTTTTTTGTCCAAGCAGGCGGTACGCCTTCCATGTTTCCCTCCGTTTTCGCTGGACTTTTTTGTATCGTTCGTAGCTTTGCGCTTTCGTCTGGGAAAAGCTCAGCCCCTTCGCCCAATAATCGTTTCTCAGTAGCATTTTGCATACTCGCCTCCATGATGGTGCACGTTTCGCGGATTCCTCGTTTGGGTCCGCTTCGTCCGGGATTCCATGAGGGTACCCCCTGTCTACCCACCATTGTATAAATACCGCTATTTTGCTTTCAAAATGTTCTCGCGTTTTTTCCGGCAGACTTGACAAAAGCATTTTTGCAAATGATTCCCACGTGTGCCCCTCCGGTTTTGTTATCTTGATCTGACCGGAGCCGTTGCCGCTGTACTGCACAAACTCCGCGCCGCTATTCGCCCCGTTCACTCGTGCAACGATCTTTGACCAAGTTTCCGGCTCGATTACATGGAATAACCAAAGCCCTTTCCGCTGGTCGTCTCCATATGGCTGGCATATCCTTTGTTGGTGTATCGATAGCCCTGCTTTATGCATGAGATCGTAAAGTCGGTTATATGGCTTTATTGCTTTCCCGTAGTAACGCCACACGTCGGCGGTCCGCCAGTCGTACACGGGATAGACGTTGTACACTGTGCCGCCCGTCCATGTAGTCCATTGCTTATCAAGATATTTTGACTTCTTGCCTTTGATCGTCCGATACCTGTTTAATGATTCATCGGCGCGTATACCGACCATACAAGCGGTCAATTTATCGCCGGAGTACCATTTACCAAATTGCGGCACAAACTCTTCAAACTCCATGCCGCGCCGAAAAAACGGGAAATACGATTCGTCGGTTATGGCCTCTTTTGGTGGTTGGCGTATCCAGTCTTTCCCCGGCTCCCAACATTGCCACTTTGGTTCATAGACCGACACGGCATTTCGTAGCGCAATCGGCAGGCAGACCCAATATAGGTCAATGTTGTCACGATACAGTTCTATCATTTCGTGGATGTAGTCGATTGTCAGCCTGTATTGTCCTTCCAAATCCACGAACAACACACCAACAGTACGCCCACGCTTGACAGCTTCATCCATGACGAGGTGCATCATTACGCCGGAGTCTTTGCCGCCGGAGAATGATATGTATACCCGCTCAAAATTGTCGAACGTGTATGCTATGCGCTCACGGGCGGCGATTAAGACACTTTTACCGAGGGGGTGTTTGCCAGACACTTGAATACCTCCGATATTTCAAGGCGAAATTTGTTTCCTTGATAAAATTGCACATAATATTGATCGGTACGGCTCCACGATATCGGCTTTTTAACCTCATAAACCGGCCCGTCTTTACAAAGATAATACGCATATACGCCACGGGAACCAATGCCGTTTGACTCGGCGTAGTCTTTTTGCGCCGGTACTGGTTGCTTGATAAACGGCCCACGGGTAGATGAAAGCCCCGTTAACTCCCACACGCCGAAATCACGGCGGCGGGGTGTCCCGTCGCCGATACACTCAATTTTGATGACGTTCACGGATGATTGCTCCCGGCTTAAGCTGGTCGTAATCAGCTTTGTAGCACCCGATAAACACAGCTTTGTTTGCGCGGTTGATGGTCTGCGCGGTTGTCGTGTTGCCCGGCACATTGCTAATTACATACGTCGCCTCGGTCCCGTCGGCGTTCATTCCGGCGGGAAGGTCACGCGGTTGCAATTGAAACATCCCGTCGCTTTTATCGGTGGTTCTTAGTTTAATCGTCGTCATCTCTCTACCTCCAAAAAATGTTTGGCTTCCGCCGACCAACTATT